TTTGATAATCCATAGATTACTTGGCCAAGTTTTCTGATACTAAATTCTATGTCTCTTAATTTAGACTTAGGTCTTTCAGCACCTTGAGCTAACATTCTTTCTGTTCCCCTTACAGTTTCAGGAGCTTTTTCAGAGAATCCATGCATTAGTTCAGGTATACCAAAAGTAAAATCAATATAAAATTCACATGACTGTATTAATTTATAAAATTCTCCGGCTAAAGGTGTAGGTGCTGGAAAATGTGGTTCTCCTTGAGAAGAATCAACTTCTATTACAGCGTTTGGATTTGCCCAATCTTGTTCAAGTTGACTTAAATCATCAACACTTCCAATAGGTACAATAAGTTTCAAACCCGCGCTGGCCTGAGCATGAGACAAAGCTAAAGACCAAAGTTTATTCAGTAGTCTTTGCATTGGCCTCGCCCTAGATATATCAGACCTTGGGTATGGAGTTCCAGTATATATATTAGGTAAAGGTACGATAGGATATAAGTCAGTATTGAGGATGGACTCGTACAAAACCACCTCGCCTATGGAACAAACAATACCTACGCG